TTTCTTCGGGACTTTGCCCGAGACGCGACCGCGCCGCAGTTTACGCCAACGACCTGTCACGGGTGGATAATCAAGCAGATGTAGCATGAACGCCCTGACACCGCCCACTATCCGCACACGGCCGGAAAACCCCGCCGAGATCGGTACCTACCCGCCGACGCTGCCTATCGAGATCGCGCTGAAAGTCGCGCCGATCAAGGACATCTGTGAAGCATACGGCCTGTCGCACGAGCAGTGGGCAGAGCTGCGGCTTAACCCGGTGTTCCAGCGTGACCTGGCCGCCGCCGTGGAGCTGGTCAAGAAAGAGGGCGTCAGTGTCAAGCTCAAGGCGCAGCTTCAGTGCGAGGAGTTGCTCACGACAAGCTGGGCGATGATCCACGATGCGTCAGGGGCGATCCCCGCGTCCGTGCGCGCCGACCTGATTAAGCATACCTTCCGCGTAGGTGGGCTGGTCGAGCCGCCGCAAGCCAGCACCGCGAACGTGCCGGCACTGAACATTCAGATCAACCTGTAGATCATGGCCGACGACATCATCTACACCCCGCCNCCGACGCTCAAGGAGTTCATCAAGAGCTACCGTCCAGGCGAGCTGTTCTATAACTGGATCGTCGGCCCCGTGGGAAGCGGCAAAACGACTAGCTTGTTCTTCAAGCTGGTACACATGGCAAAGTTGCAAGAGCCGAGCAAGGACGGCATACGGCGTACCAAGGCGGTGATCGTCAGAAACACCGCGTCACAGCTCCGTGACACGACCATCGCATCGTGGAACTACTGGTTCAAGGATGGTCAGGCAGGTACGTGGCGGGCGACGGACTCCAAGTTCACGCTACGGTTCAACGATGTCGAGTGTGAGGTGTTGTTCAGGCCGCTGGACACACCCGACGATATTGAGCGCGTGCTGTCACTTGAGGTGACGTTCGCCATCCTGGACGAGTTTGTCAATATCCCGCTGCAGATCGTGGACGCACTGTCATCGCGTGTCGGCCGGTACAAGATGCCGGACGGGATGAAGGTAACGAACTACGGTGTGTGGGGGTCGTCGAACCCATCTACCGAAGATAACCAGTGGTACCCCTACCTGCACGAGAACCTGCCTGACAACGCCAGGTATTTTCACCAGCCATCCGGGTTTTCCGAGGATGCCGAGAACCTGGAGAACCTGCCGGGTGGGCGGGCGTACTACGACAACCAGGCGAAGGGTAAGAGTCCTGCGTGGATTAAGCAGTTTATCGACGCCGAATGGGGCTTCAGTGCGGCCGGCAAGCCTGTCATCGGCACGTTCAATCCCGATCTGCACGTGGCCAAGTCACCACTGCTGTACGACAAGAACGCACCGCTGGTCATCGGGTTTGACCCTGGCCTCGCAGGATCGGCCTTCATCCTGGGGCAAGAGGACCTGCACGGCCGGCTCAAGGTGTACGGTGAGCTTGTGCAGGAAGGGTACGGTGCGAAGCGTTTGGTCGAGGAGCGGTTGCGCCCGTACCTGCGGCGCAGGTTCCCAGATGCCAGAGTGATTATTGCCCCTGATCCGGCAGCGGCATTGCGTAGTCAGCGTGATGAGCGTACAGTTGTCGACGAATTACGTCGTCATTATGACGTGAAATACGAGACTAACAACCGCATATCTCAGCGACTCACATCAATAGAGAGATATACTACACGGTTAACAGATGCAGGGCCGGCACTGCTGGTCGACGGCAAGGAATGTCCGGTGTTGTTGCGCGCTCTGAAAGGGGGTTGGCGGGTTCAGAATGGACACCAAGACAGATACAATGGCAAGTCCTGAACCGGAGAAGAATCAGTATTCACACCCTGGCGACGCATTTGGGTACCTGGCGAGGTACTATTCCCGCATCACAGAACGAGCAGAGCGGGCAAGTCGGACACCGTTGCCGATAGCGCATCAGAGTCAGAACGTCTACCACTTTCGTTGAGAAACATCATGGCCGTACCCGCAGAACTGCTGGAGTTGTCGCTTCCTCCGCCGCCACCGGTAACAATGTCGGACTTGGCGCCGATAGCAGATAAATACTCCGCACTGTTCAATACATTCTCGTCGGACAGGTTACATGCCGAACAGCGGTGGCTTCGTTCGCTCAGACAGTACCTCGGTATCTATGATCCGGAGATAGAGCGCCAGTTAGGTCCCAGATAGGTCAAAAGCCTATCCACGTGTGACACGTGTTAAGTGCATCAGTGTATTGGCACGTATTATGAACCTGATGTTACCCAGGGAATGAGCGTAACTGGGCCATTACCGCAGGTCCAGAACCAGACCTCTCACAAGCAGATGTGATGCAGGCACTTCAAGAGGTCATTGCTAAGAACCAAGCAGCAGGGATCGACACACCTCCGACGAAGAAAGACCTGCAAGGTGCGATCAATGCCCTGGCCAAGGAGAAGGCTGAGGCGTTGTCAGTGGTGCTGGACGACTACCTGCAAGAGCTGGGCGGCGATCAGACGCAGGACTACATCGCCATCAACCGCCAGGTGGTCGGCTCCGGCATACTGTACGGGACTGGCGTGCTGTTGGGGCCGTTCGCACGTGAGCAGCGGCAGGTTCGGTGGAAACTGGACGAGCAGGGGATGCCGTTCAAGGATGAGCAGGTCAAGTACAAGCCTCAGTTCGAGTTCCTGCCGGTGTGGGACTACTACCCCGACATGAGCGCCAAGAACCTGCGCACTGACGACGGGTACTTCGTGCGACGCATCATGTCCAAGCGGCAGGTGCGCGCCTTGGCGGATCGTGCTGGGTTCTTCCGGCACATCGTCATGGACTACCTGCAAGCTGAAGGACAGAAGGGCAACTACAAGCCGCGCCAGGTGGACACCGAGCTGCGCACGATGGGCCTGAAGATCAACGTCAACGAGCAGAAGGCCGAGTCTTCGCGGTATGAGGTGCTGACCTGGTACGGCCCTGTCGAGGTGAAGCACCTGCTGGCCGCGCAGGTGGAGGGCATACCGCCCGATCTGATGCCGGATGATGAGCTGCCGGGGGAGGTCTGGCGCATCGACAACCGCATCATCGGCGTCATGCTGTCCCCGTGGTACGTGCTGGGGGCGAACGTGCGGACCTGCCACACGTTCATCTTCGACGAAGACGACACCAGCCCGCTGGGGAACGGCCTGCCCAACATCATGCGGGACAGCCAGATGGCCATCTGCGCTTCTGCGCGGATGCTGCTGGACAATTGCAGCGTGGTCTGCGGGCCGAACCTGGAGTTGAACACGGACCTGCTGCGTCCGGACCAGGACTTGACCAGTGTTCATGCCTACAAGCGGTGGTACCGCGAGGGGACTGGCGCTGACGCACAGCAGCCGGCTGTGCGCAATGTCAGTATTGACAGCCATCTTGCCGAGCTGATGCAGGTCATCGANCTGTTCATGAATTTCGCNGANGCTGAGACGTTNGTGGGGCCGGCGACNGGNGGCGACATGTCCCGTGGGCCGAGTGAGCCGCTGCGCACCGCTGCCGGGGCGTCCATGCTGCGAGGGGATGCCGCGCTGCCGTTCAAGGACATCGTGCGCAACTTCGACATGTTCACGCAGTCCATGATCCACTCGCTGGTGTGGTTCTGCCGCAAGCTCGGGCAGCACCCTGACACNGATGGGGACTTCAACGTTGTTGCACGAGGCGCAACAAGCCTGATCTCCAAGGAGATTCGAGGGATGCAGGTGGACCAGCTCGCAGCGACCCTGCGCCCCGAGGAGATGGAGCACGTTGATCCACGCAAACTGATCGAGAAGCGGTTTGAGGTGCGCGACCTGACCGACATGCTGCTGGATGTGGCCGAGGTGGAGCGGCGGCAAGAGTCCGCGCGGAAGCAGGCCGAGCAGCAGGAAGCCATGCAGACAGAGCTGCTGCAGGCGACCATTCGTGATACCTTGGCCGGGGCGTTCAAGGATATTGCGCAGGGCCAGAAGAACATTGCGACGACCGAGAAGACGCGGATCGACGCTGTACAGGCGACCCTGGGGCAGCTTGGGCTTGGTGGCAATGTAACGGGAGGTGCTGGTGAACAGCAACGGAAGTTTAAGCGTCAGGAGATGGAACAGCTTGCGGCTGTTCGCTTGGGGCGCAATACTGTCGAGATCAAGAATGTTCTGCAGTGGCTGCACACGCTGGAGCTGCAGGCCACCGAGGCACTGATCGACTGTGTGGCTGACGAGCACGCTGACCGCGCAGCCCGCGTGCAGATTCTACGGCTGCTGCAAGCGAAGATCACGATGCCGACACTCGAAGAAAGTCAAGCCCGCTACAAGGTAAATACCGATGCCTGAGCATACTGAAATCACCCTGCCCAAGGACGACGTGGACCCGTTCGACGCCGCGTTCAAGGAGTTCTCGATGCCTGAGGGGACCGCTCCGGCGGCGCCTGTCGATGAGACTCCTGAGCCTCCGCCTGTTGTCGAGGATGAGGCTCCGCCTGCTGTTGAGGACGAGACTCCCCCAGCCGTTGAGACGCCGGAACCCAAGCCGGCTGAACCGCCTCCTGCCACCCCACCGGGCGAGACAGATGAGGCGCTGTTGGCACGACTGGCGGCCTTGGTCGGGAAGGCGCAGCCCGCAGAACAGCCTGCCGCCCCG